AAAATAGCACTATGACAAAAACGGAAATCGGTAGAGAATACGTCAAACGGTTTCCCGATTTGGAAAACCGCACGCTTGCAAAAACGATGCACAAGGAGCAGCCCACAGTGTTTTTATCAGTAGATTCTGCTCGCGATATGGTCCGTCGAATCAGAGGCGCAAAAGGCAAAGAGGGCAACACACACATAGCTGACAAGTCGATGTTTAAGACTGTTGGTTGGCAGCAAAACGTCATGCCGAAGACTCTCTCTAGGAGTCGCAAGCCTATTGTTTTATCAGGTGCCTTGAAGGTGCTGATTTTGTCGGACATCCACATCCCTTACCACGATGAGGTCGCAGTCGCTGCGGCTATCGCGCACGGTAAAAAGAAAAAGCCTGATGTGATTATCCTCAACGGAGACATCGGTGATTTTTATGGCGTGTCACGACACGATAAAGACCCTCGCCGTTCCCTCGCGGATGAGTTGGACGCAATCCGCCAGTTTTTATTCTATCTTCGCAAGCAGTTCCCAAGTGCGCGTATCCTCTACAAAATCGGGAATCATGAGGCACGCATGGAGATGTTCCTCGTCAAAAATGCGCCAGTTCTTCTTGGAGTATCTGACTTTGAGCTTCCTGTGCTTTTGAAGTTTGATGAACTTAACATTGAACTTGTTCCTTCGCTGACGCTCATCCGGTTAGGCAGTCTGCCGATCTACCACGGACATGAACTGCCACAGGGTATGAGTTCACCCGTAAACCCTGCGCGTGGCATTTGGATGCGCGTCCAAGAGTCCTTGATCTGTGGGCACTGGCATCGCACCAGCGAGCACACAGAAAGCACAGGTCTCGACAAAAAACTGTCGTCATGCTGGAGCACTGGTTGCCTCTGCGATTTGAGTCCGGATTATGCGATTGTGAACCGCTGGAATCATGGGTTTGTCTGGGTCGAGACTCAGGCAGATGGTAACTATGAAGTGACCAATCACAAGATCATTGACGGGAGGGTTTACTAGTGGAGCTACTCTCTATTTTTTGCGCTATTGTTTTTGCGATGGTAGCGTTTGGTTTGCTAGGCTTGTTAGCACTTTTCTTCAGGTGTGATCTAGCAGCGGAGGAAGAGAAAAAGCGAAATCAAAAGAAATTATGAAAGTCATTTGCCTAGACCCCGGTCACGGAATGTCCAATCGAAAATCCCTCGTCTATGATTCAGGTGCTGAAAGCAACGGATATACCGAAGCCGATATTGTCATGGAGTTTGCCAACGTGCTCCGATTGGAGCTAGTTGCCAAAGGCTTTAAAGTCGTGAGAACGCGAGTTGATCACAAAGATCCTTGCCCTGTTTCTCGTCGTGACGACATTGCTAGGGCTTATGGTGCCGTGTGCATGATCTCACTCCACTGCAATGCCGCTGACGGCAACGCCCGAGGCACAGAGACTTTCTTCCGTGGTGAGGATGATCGAGCTTTTGCTCAAGTGCTGAATACCGCCATTGTTAAGGCGATGGGAACCAAAGACCGAGGTGTGAAAACGGAAAAGGATTCACAGCATTCATCCCTAGCCGTTATGGAGTTTGACAAGTGTTGGTTGGTGGAACTCGGTTTTATCGACAATAAAGAAGACCGCACTTTGATGCTTTCAACGACGACACGCCGTGCCGTTTGCAAAGCCTTGGCAGACGTGATTTTTACAAAGTTCGCTTGATTTGGTGTTGCGCTTCGGTTATGGCGATATTCTACAAGCAGAAATATGGCTCACTTTAAAAAACCAATCATCGCCTTCACAGGTTTAGCTCAATCAGGCAAAACTACGGCAGCAAATGCTTTCATTTCCATCGGATATGATCGTATGTCATTTGCCGAGCCGATAAAGGCAATGGTTCGGTGCTTGACCTCCTGCGTAGAAAAGGATGCCCTACCCCACGCTCTTTGCGGGAAGACGCTGCGCGAAGTGTATCAGACCTTGGGAACCGATTGGGGTCGCAAAATGGTCGGTGAGGACATCTGGATTCTCGCAGGACGTGCTCGTTTAACGACGCTTCTTGGTGATGTCGAGAGTGACATTATTCGCGGTATCGTCCTAGACGATGTTCGCTTCGACAATGAGGCCGAGTTGGTGAGGAAAATGGGGGGACTAGTTATTGAGATCACTCGCTCCAGCGTTCCTCAGATGGAACATGCTTCGGAAGCAGGCATCTCCCGCGATTTAATTGATTACACCTTTGCTAACGAGGGGGACATCGCAACCCTACAACACCAAGTTCGGGATTACTTGCTAGTGCGCTGAAGAAAGAGTAGATTCTCTTTATATGGCAATCGCAAACTCCGCATCTAAGCTACTACCCGCTCAAAGGGTTCCATTTACTCCGCTGAGTTCGGATGTTTTCGTTGTCGAGAACTTCAATGTTGTCCAATCCCCCAACGATTCGATCCCTGCTTACGGAACACCGCATGACGATATTTCCAAGCTTAAGTCTTGGCCGAACCACAAGTTCTGCCTCCAGACGCAGGCAGACGAGCAAGGTAACTATCAGCGTTGGTATGTAGCCGACCAAGCGACGCAGAATCTCTACAACTACGAGATTAGCGATGCAGGGCAGTGGAAGTCCATATCCCAGACTTTCATCATTCCGAGAGCCTCTTATGTAGCGTTGCCTGTTTCTCCCACAACAACTTATCCGGCTCCTCCGAACCCCCCGATTGACACGACGGGGTATGCAATTACCTCAACGCAGGAACAGAAAATTGGCGAGCCAAAACTCGATAGCCTCTATGTTGCCGTTCAGGTAGTGCGTGAGAAGGTCACGGACACGCAGACGCAATATTCCGTCGATCTGGACACAAACACTGTTCGAGCAGCAGTGAGTCAGAAAGTGCCAGCGGGAACTCTTTCCACAGTCGTTGATCCTTCGGGCAGTTACAAAAGCGTTGACCCTAGCAACTCCCTTTGGTCTACCTCTACGACAAGGAAAGCCGCAGGGCTGGCTGGAAGTGCGTCAAACGGGGTGGCTACAAGAACTCTCTACTACCGTGATAACTACTCTTGGCCGAGAGTTCTTAACTACATCAACATTCAAGCCATAAATTCTGATCCGAGAGATATTTTCTCCCCCATCAGTGCCTACTCTTGGTTTCCCGTCTGGCTCGCAGACGCTTTTGATGGCCCTTGCGACTATACCTTGGTTGAACGCTGGACTCTTGCAAAACCCGTTTTCAACGGAGATAGCGGCTGGAACACAGGCACAGTATGGGCACCATCAACGGTTTACGCACTTAACGCGTATGTCACTCTCGTAGGTGGAGATACGCCCGTTTATTACAAATGCACCGTAGCTCACACATCTGGATCAACTTTTAATTCGGCCTTCTGGAATGCAGTGTCTCCATTAATTCCTTCCGAAACACCCATGCTGAAGACAGAAATTGTCTTTGAAGGGACCGCATTAAGGATTCGTATCCCCGCCTGTCTGCACACGAATTTATTTATTCGAGATACTCAATTCTACGCAGAATACCCTTCGACAAACCCACCTCGTTGGCCCGCAACAGTGTTGGCGCGTGTTACGGTGGCTCCCGACCAAGGGGGCTATCTGACTCGCATGTTTTATGTCAACTCGCCTAGCCCAGCGGGTGTTGCTACAAACATTGACTTAACCCAGACTGCGGGAACAGCCCGTGGATTTACCCTATCAGGGACCGTTTCTGCAAAAACGGTGACCGGAACATTAAAACTTTCGATATCTACCGACCCAAATTTTGGCAGTGGCTTCTTGGGCGATTATAACTCCAAGACGATTGGCACGCACACGCAGAATTTGGCGGTCAACGCTCCACCAACCTTAACCACTACGGTTATAACGGGAGCTACTCCCGGAGTTGCGTACTATGCCAAGCTCGTTTGTGAGCCTGTCAATCCCCTCCTTTCACAAACTAGCCGTCTTTGCATTGCCTTTACAGACCCCCAGCCGGAGCTTTCAGTTTTAAATCAAGGTCAGGTAATCATCAGCGATAGTGCTCCTTCATCCTTGACGACGGCTCCTGACATCGTGGGGGGAACATTAGTAGGCGTGCAATCGACGTTAGCCCTTACGCTGTCGAGCGTTGGTTTGGAGACACTAGCTGGATTCTCTGCAAAAAAAGAACCTTACTTTGAAGGAGATACGACGTTCAACGATTTCACTCTTGGAGATCTACCTGTATCCTTGACCCCATCTTCTTCAAACCCTTGGAACATTTTTTTTACTCCGACTTCAGCAGGGTTGAAGCGGGCTAAGATTACCATTACTACCAACGCCGCCACAACCTACATCTTGAAAGTTCAGGGAACAGGAGCGGCTCCGGAGATTCAGGTTGAGCAGCCACTTGGCACCATTCTGATTGATGGGAGTAGCACAATCAATTACGGAACCGTGACCACAGGTAGTGCGTCTGACAAAGTGTTCTATATCCGAAACGTAGGTACGGACAATCTTCGACGGCTAACGGCTGACATTACGCAGAGCAACCCAAGCTTCTCTATTGTAGCCCCCGGTCTATCGACAACAACGCTCGCCCCCGCAGGTATCACTTCTTTTACGGTGCGTTTTGCCCCTGAAGACAACTCTGCTATTTCAAATACACGCACAGCGGTCTTAACGATTGGGAGCAGCGATGAGAACGAAGATCCCTTTACGGTCAACCTTACTGGAGAGAGTCAGAACCCAACAGCCCCCGGCGCAGTTGACCCCGATTGGGATGCCAACACCAATGGTGTTGTTCTTGGCATCGCACATCAATCGGACGGTAAGGCTATCATTGTTGGTAATTTTACCACCGTTGGCGGTGTTGCACGAAACCGCATTGCTCGGGTAGATTCATCAGGTGT